AATAGAAAAAGTTGACTGGCAAGGTTGACATTTACAATAAAAGGTTATACAATTAACTTATGAGAATACTTACACTAGATAATCAAAGATATGAATTAGATACATTACCAGAGCAAGTAGAAGACCTACGCTTTAGTGTGTTAGATAATTCAGATCCAGCAATGCCAGACCACCATTGGATACCTTTAATCTTTTTAGAATCATTTAACAGTCCAGCATTAGTATTACGGATTGGTGATCATGAAATTAAAATGCCTGTGGATTGGCAAATACTTATAGGCGAGCCCGACTGTGGTAACCTAGAAGTACTACCTTTAACTTCAATAAACGACAGAGGGTTTAAAGCATTTCAATTTAATCCACTGACAGGTTTTAGAGGAGACTTCCTTGACATTGAAATTATTGATGTATATAATGATGTTAATTGGTATTGTCCTAAACTTAAAAATGGACAGATGTTAACAATACCATTAGGTGACGAAAAGAAACCTCAATGTGTATATTTTGTTAAAGATATTTCAAGGAATTGTGAAGTGGTACAATACCACTTAGTAGTTTAATGGAATCACAAACTAAAAAAGTTTTAATATGTGGAGATAGATTGGATGTGTAATGGCAAATAATAGTTCACCTTTATACATTGGCAATGAGATGGCGGCCTTTGATCGTAAAGACAGAGACTACTACGACAAGTTTACTGATGAAGAAAAGAAACAGTTTTCGACATACCTAATGTTGCGATATGGTGCTAGCGTCGGCGGCAACCAAGACTTACAGGCGTATTACCTGATGGCAACTAACAAGTATGTTAACAAACACTTCTTTGATCTAAACAAGCACACCAAACTACAATGGTTAATGTGTACAGCAGTTAGTCCGAACATGGGCAAACAGTATCACTATTGGCTTGGAGCCAAAAAGAAAGAAGGTAAAGCACCATCAAGTAAAGTAAGAAAGTTTGTTAGTGAACTATATCCTAACATGAAATCAGATGAAATGGATTTACTATTATCATTCTTAAAACCTGAAGACATTAAAGAGATGGCAAAAGAACATGGCTGGGACGATAAGCGAATCAAAGCAGACTTATAAGTGTAAGTACTGCAAACGAAGTTTTAGCAGAGAAACAACTCTGAGTGTGCATGTCTGTGAACAAAAGAAACGTTACCAAGATAAAGATGATCCAGCAAGCCGTATAGCGTTTACAAACTTCCTTAGATTCTATGAGCTCACACAGGGTTCAGCAAAGTCAAAAACATTTGACGACTTTGCAACATCGGCATACTATAAAGCATTCCTTAAGTTTGGCAACTATTGCGTTAACGCTAGAGCAATTGTGCCTCAGCGATTTGCAGATTGGTTGTTAAAAAATAATAAACGTATAGACCACTGGGGAAGTGATAAGTTGTATGATGAATTCTTAAAGGAATGGATATACAAAGAGCCAGCAACTGATGCAATGGCAAGGTCATTACAGGAAGGTATTGATTGGGGATACCAAACAGGTAATCCGACTGAAGACTTTTTGAGATTTGGTAATTCAAACAAGTTATGTCAACTGATAACCAGGGGGCGTGTCACTGGGTGGACTATTTTTAATAGCAATAGCGGACATGAGTTTTTAGAAAATCTCAACCAGGAACAGCTGGCTATTGTGTTTGATTATATTAATCCAGATCGTTGGTCAAAGATATTGAAAGATTATCCAGGTGACACAGCGTATGTTAAAGAAATGTTAACACAGGCAGGGTGGTAATGAAATTTAAGTCAGACATTGATATAGACTTTGCAGACAGAGATGATATACTCAAATTGATTGAGCATGTACCAGCACGTCAAGAACGTGAGGATGGTGTACGTCGACATAACTCAGGTGTGTATGTAACTGAAATTCCATATGATCCAATCAACGACTGTGCTAGTATAGATTATGAAACAGCTGAAGAGCGTGGATATGTTAAAATAGATTTCCTTAATGTCAACGTATACAAGTTAATTAAAGATGAGACTCACTATCAGGAAATGTTAAATCAGGAACCTTGTTGGGATAAACTGCAACAACGTGAGTTTGTAGAAAAGATTATACACATTGGTAATCATTATGACTTAATTAAAGATATGGAAGTTAATTCAATCCCAAGATTAGCAATGTTTTTAGCATTAATACGTCCGGGTAAGAGACACTTACTAGGTAAGAGTTGGGAAGAAATTTCAAAAGATATATGGACTATACCAGATGATGGTAGTTATTACTTTAAGAAGAGCCATTCGGTAAGTTATGCAGTGTTAGTTGCACTACACATGAATCTAGTCAACTCGTCGGACTAGTGTAATTGATTTTTTCTTAGTACGTTTTTTAGCTAGGTCTGTCAATGAAGTTGCTGGGCCATACAGTATTTCTAAATCTTTATTAATAAATGTTTGCAGGAACGGTTTAAACACTGACCATTCTTCTCTTAAAAATATATTAATTGGTATTGAACGATTTGATTCCCACCACCATACTTCAGCAAGTTGCAAGAACTGCTGTTTAAGCTCTAGATCAACGATACGACCAAAGTCATATAGTGTAGTAACTAATTGATCACGGTTCTGCACAATACCCACGTATTCAGTGTTACCGTACATTACTACAGTAATAAAGGGGTACTTCTCAGAAAGCTGTTTAAAAAAATCGTTTGACATAATATCCGAATAAATAGTGTATATGTATAATACTCAAGTCTATTTATATCAACAAAAACAATTGGTAGTTTTAAATGACTATACCAATAGCGAACTAACTTCAGTGAGGTGGGCACCCGTGTACGCAAAAGATTTAAAACTCCATAAAGGCACAGACAATGTGTTAACATTCAGCTTTGTTAATCAGGACCAAAAGCCTGTAAATTTAACAGATACAACAATAACATTTAGATTGATTGACAGTCTAGGCCAAGAACTAGTGTTGTCAAAAGATTTAGAAATGCTAAATGCAGTAACAGGAAAAGCAAAAGTTACTATAACAGAAGCAGACCTCAACACTGTGACTCCTCAGAAAAGTCACTATACGCTAGAACGTAAAGTATCATCAAGTTTAATTTACGATCCTGTGTTTGTTGATCACGATGCAGGAGGTCGAGGAGTTGTTGAGGTATTAGATTCAGTACTACCTAAACACACTGCAAGCAGAAATATAACTATCCCCGATCACGGTGATGATTTAGTATATAACAGCTCAACCTGGACTGGTGAAGATCAAGGCTTGCAAACATTACAATACAAACCATCAACGTTTACTGGTAGCTTACAAGTTCAAGGTGCTGTCGCTGATGACAGTGGATGGTATAATATTGGATCAGCAGTTGCACTCACAGCAAGTTCAGCAACAGCTTATATCACTATTACCGGTTATCACCCGTACCTAAGATTAAACATAACAGAAACAACGGGTTCAATATCAAAAATTGATATTAGATAGTGCAATTTAACAACATAGCTGTATTTGGCGATAGTTGGGTATATGGCGATGAGTTATTAGATCCTACCCTATTAGCAAAAGATCCAGAAGCACATACCTGCTTTACGCAAAATGATGACTACAGATTAAGTCATTGTTTCTCTGGACTTATATCACAAGAATTAAATTTACCTTACGAAAACTTTGGACATCCAGGTGCTAGTTTGCAAAGTACAATGTGGAGTTTTTTATGGTGGCTAAACAATAGAGCTACAGAAAACACACTAGTGCTAGTTGGGCTAACTGGTACTGATAGACAAAGTTGGTATAACCCTGATCATGTAAGTTATAGCAATGATCCAGACTGGAACAAGTTTATACATTCAACGTGGGTTAACTTTGGTAGTTCAGTTATACCTAAAGAATGGCAACAATTTGGTAAGCAGTATCTTACACTAAGCCATTGCGACGAGTTATCAAAATTAAACTATCAGCAAGCTGTCTACTTCTTTGATGGCATGAGTAAGACAAAAAACATTCCTCTAGTACAATTTAACTTGTACAATCCACAAACAGTTATTAACAACGTGGATACACTTGCTTGGCCAACTTCAAATTTACGTGAAGAATTATTACGTAGAGCTGACAGTAACAAAATTCATGCACCCAACGACCACCCAAACGAGAACGGACATAAAATTATATCAAAACAGTTGCTTAAAAGGATTAATGACGTTATACTAACTGAATGTTAGATATCACGACTATTATACCAGGCAAGCATAAACGCACAGCAAGTGGCTGGATATCGTTTAATGCTGTCTGCTGTGATCATAATGGCGAGAGAGCAGATAAAAG